ATTTATAATGTGGAATGCTGAGTAATCGCGATCCCTTCCAAAAGAGGAGTCTGCTGCTATCAGGTATGTATGGTAGGTCTGTGGCTCTTCCCATACCCTCATCATATTGTAATGTTTTTTGTAGTATTCTTCTGAGGTCTGAGTCTTAACTTTCTGAAGAGTTCCTCCGTCGATGAAGGTTTCGCCTGTTCCCAGAAACTCCCCCTCATACTCCTGAAGCCATGCCCGTTCCCCCACATTACTCCGTGTAGTTACAGCCCATTCCTCCGTATATTCAGGGTGTTCTCTCCAATGAATATCGATTGTATGGAAATTATTTTTTCCTAGTTCAGCATCATGATACAGTTCATAGTATAAGTTTGCCATACCATTAACGGTGGAGAGGATAAATGCAGAACCCCCTGTTGAAATAGTAGGATAGATAGCCATCCAGAACTCTGTCATTTTATCGATGAACGCAGCCTCATCTACAATTAGAAGGGAAACAGCTTCCCCACGACCCGCACCAGCAGGTTGGGACTTAATTTTGCTTCCGGTGGATAATTTTAAGACGTGCTTGTTTCTTTCTATCTCCTGAGGCTGTAACCAGTTAGGTAAATCATCATACATACTTACTGCCCGGTCCAAGAAGTCCCGAGATTCCCGGTCACCGATGGAAACCACCATTACATTCTTATCCTCCTTAAAAATAATGTACCATAGTGCGTACGCCGCACAAATGGTGGTGGCTCCTGCCTGACGGAACTTCCGCATCAGATTAAAGCGGTGTTCTCCAAATTCCCTAACAATCCTTTCTTGAAATCTATAAAGATCGAACTTCACGCGCCCGCGCACGGGGTGAGTAATATACACGTAATTTCTGATAAAGTAGGTGGCGTCTTCACGACACTTTTTAATTTCAGATTTTAGTTCTTCAGGATTCATAAATTAACACTATTATATAGCATGAGGAAAGTTGCATTTATCCCTACCCGCGAGGAGAAGGACCGTCCCATCAAGACCTTTTTAGAAGAGGCAGGGTGGGAAGTTTATTATATCATAAAAGACTCTATTTTTGACGCATATACTTACGCAATAAAAAAATATGATTTGAAAGCTGCAGATAGAGTTGTTATGTGCCATGACGATATTGAGATTTTAACTTCCCCCCAAATCTTTAATGAAGTTGTTGATTCCAATATTACGGACAAAACCGGGTTCCTAGGTATTGCTGGAGCTAAACGACTGAATAAAACGGCATGTTGGTGGCACGGTTTAGGTCGGGAGTACCCCCACCCTAATTCCTTCTTACAGGGAATGGTATTCCACGGCTCCAGCCTAGATAGTTGCTTTCCCACTTACTACGGTGGGTTCGGTGAGGTAGAGGTGTTGGATGGACTGCTCCTCATCACTACAGGCGCAACCCTCCACAATATCAACACTAAAATGCCTACGGATTTTAAAGGTAAGTGGGATTTCTACGATATTTATTATACCTACCAAGCTCAAGCAAAGGGACGAAAAAATAAAGTGATTCCTATCCCTGTTCTACATTTTTCCCAAGGTGATGGAGCATTGAGTGAAACGTGGGATACGAACAGAAAAGCGTTTATTCAGAAATACGGATCAAAGTTTATTGATATTGAACTGCCGCCCCAAAGTCAACTGCCAAAACCGGCTTAGGGTTTCCCTCAAACTTTTCGAGTAAACTAGAAAAACTTTCTGTAATCTCCTCCACATTAGACGCAACTAAAACCCAGTCGGAGTTGTCCACAACTTTTTTACTCGCTTCAAACCAATCCTCAGACCATCTTAAAGGATCACATCTGTGCTGGGATAGAACGATAACTTTATCGGCTTTGCCACACGCTACGTCCAGTATACATTTTTCGTCTTCGGTTAAAGTACAAAAAAATGATTTTGACGGAAAAACTAATCGAAAAGGTATGTCATTTAACATGAGTAACGGAAGTAGGTTAATATTAACTCCTTTTGTAGGACATATATAAATAACGGAGGGTTCGTGATGGATAATCGCTTCCATCAACTTCCGTAATCCTGTACCCCGTCTCTGAGTAACATGGGAATTATTCATGGGCGGGAAATAATTTTCGCCCAATAAGGCAATCCGTGCACCCTTTTTAAAATGATTCATAAATTATTATTAATTATCTTCCTCCTCTTATCTAGCATTAAAGGCATAGACAGTAGTAAAGTACGTCATGGAAATATCCGCACCTTTAAAACCGGACAACTTGTACACCTAGTGGATTCCCAGAAAGTTTACCTTCAAATGAAGCCGTACAAGACTATAATAAAAGAGAAGCTAAAGAAGGGACAAGCGCGATATGTAAAACTAATGAGTGAATGTACCGCCCTATATACTTCTACACTAGGCAAATCAGGGTTCTCTCTGATTGTCGAATCCGATGGGGTGGATAAAACCCTCCATAAAACAGAGGACGTAACACAAAAATTAATTAGTCTTCTATAACCTGCCGAAAGGAGGTACAAAATTATGAATCATTACTTTACACATTTTGATAAGCTCTTTCAGGAGCTGCAATACGGCTTTGATGAGCCACAACCACAGCAAGTGAAGGATACTTGCAGATTGCCAAAATATCCAGTGAGCAACTGCTACTTAGCAGAAGACCAAAACTCCCTACATTTCGAGTTTGCTCTTGCGGGTTACAAGGAAAAAGAAGTTCAGGTGAGCGGGGGTAAGAACTCGTTTACCGTTCGAGCAAGAAAGGAAGAGTCTTTAAAAAGCCATATGCTACTCCACCACGGTATTAGTGGTAAAGATGTAGATTTTTCTATTAAAGTGGACGAACAATATAATACTAAAAAAGCTAAGGTGTCCTATGTGAATGGATTACTTAGTGTAATCATTCCTAAGGAGAAGGAAGCTGAATCTGTTATGCTATTTGGTTAATATTTAATTATTTGTTCTTTGGGGTGGTCCCCGTAAAAAGACTAAACCCAGAAGGTGAAAGCCTCCTGGGTTTTTTTGTGTTATCTTATTGAGTTATATGTCCATCAAACTACCCTTCATTAAAGCCCAGTTAGATGCTGTGGTAGGGGGAGTTCCTCCGTCATTACTATATCTAATACCCCCGTTACATACTCTCTTAACAATCATACGAATAACGTTATTAGATAAATCATCGTCATTCCACCAGCCGGTTGGAAGACCATTAACCTCAAATAAACCGTTTACGTACACGCGATCATCCTGTTGATCGGTATCTCCGGTCCTCGACCAACGTCTTTCGTACCCACCAGATAAGGTATAGATTGCTCCAGCTGTTCCCATACCTGTAGAACCCGTAGTTGATGATAGGGTAAATATATGCGCTTGCCGTGCGTCAGCGGCGGAATCACACCCGCCAGCACCAGATACAGCACTAGTCGCGAAGAAACTCAAAGAGTCCTCGGCGTTCCCATACACAGTAAGTTTTATGCCACTTACATCACTCGTGGAAGGGAGCCACGTACCCGCGTTCTGCGGGAGCGTTACGAGCTGATAGAAAATAGTAAGGTCTTGGGTGTGGGTCCAAGCGGTGCCTGAGCACTCTCCACTGGCTTGAAATTGATTACCGCCGCCTGCTGCCGAGTATGGAGCAGAGTAGCCAGTTAGAGTGCTAGGAGCTGGTGATGGGATTGGTGGCATGGTTTAAGTTTATCCTCAATATTATATATGTTAGTTGGTGGTGTTGTAGTATATAAAGTTATGAAGAAAGTAGGAAAACTAACTGAAGCACGTATGGTGCTTCCTCCTGAGCCTAAAATTTATCCTTTAGTATCAGACAGTCTTTTTGAAGCTAAAGTTAAAGGGAGAAAGAAACTTAAAGAAGACGACCTCCCAATGAATCGTCGTGGTCGTATCACTCAAGCTGGTTCCGCTCCTAAAGTAGATCCTAAGACGTACCAAACCTATAACTCCATGACAGACGCTAAGGACCCTAATTGGATTCAAGGCGCAGAAGCCGACATCGAACGTCGTGGTACTAAAGGAAAATGTACCCCTATTACTAAACCCGGGTGCACCGGCAAAGCCAAAGCTTTAGCACAAACTTTTAAAAAGATGGCTAGTGAAGGTATACAAAGATTAGGTCGTATCGAGAAATCTCTTAACAAGAGTGCGGCTGATACTGCAAAGAAGTCAGCGGAGTTGAGTAAGCGGAGACATACAGAAGACGACCCTGCTAAGAACCCAGTAGGCACCCCACCCAGCTCCGCCGAAGTCGCGCTCAAAAAGAAAGGAGAAGAAACCGCAAAGAAAAA